CGAGAGCGGCAGAATTGGAGTTGATCGCTTTCGCCACACCGTTGATGAAGCTGATGATCAACTTCACGCCGGCGTCGATCACCCGGGGGAGGTTCTTGGATATCCCGTTGATGAAGTTGACGACGACGTTCGTGGCCGACGTGATGACCTTGCCGATGTTGTTGGCGATACCGTTCAGAATGCCGGTCAGAAGCCTGAGGCCTGCCGACACCATTTGCGGTACGTAACTCGCCAACGTGTTGAGCAGCATCAGCAACAGTTTGGCCAGCGTGGTCACGATCTGCGGAGTGAGTTTCGCAATCGCGCTGATCATGGAACTGATGACGGTGGTCATCGCCTTGAATATCGCCGGTCCTGCGGTTGCAATGACCTTTGCGAAAGCGACTACTCCGTCACCGATGGCCTTCATCAGATGCGGGATCTGGTCGATGAGCCCGCTGACGATGCCGATTACTGCTGCTGCGCCAGCCGTACCCGCTGCCGCCAGGGTGGCGATACCCGTAGCGAACAGGAATACGCCGGCTCCTGCTGCGAGCATGGCGACGCCCAGGATGCCAATCGCCACGCCGAGAGCGATGATGACCGGAACCACAGGGGCCAGCACAACCGAAGCGAGACCGATCGTCACGAAGACGCCGGCCAGCATGAGAAGGCTCTTCCCGATCTCAGCCAGAGACATCTTCCCGAAGGCAGCGAGAACCGGCTGAAGGACCATGAGCGCCGCGGAGACGATGAGCAACGCCGCCGCGCCAGGCAGAGCCTCTGTCATCAGGAGCATGGCCCCGACGATCAGAGCGAGGGTTCCGGCCAGCAGAACCATCGACTTCCCGATTTCCTCCCAGCTGAAATCAGCCAGTTTCTGAAGCACGCTCGCGATCATCTGCAACGAGAGCGCAACACCCAGAACACCGAGCGCCGCGAGTGGCGCCGTCGGAGGAATGACGTACAGAGCCGCAGTTATGAGGGTGAGCGCCCCCAGCATCACGACGAGGCTCTTGCCGATCGCGCCCCAGGACATTTTCGCCATGTTCTGGAGAGCCTTGGCAATCAGCCCGAGGGAAACCGCGACGCCCAGAACGCCGGCAGCGGCAAGAGGAGCCGTCGGCGGGATCAAATATAGAGCACCCGTGATGACGGCAAGAGAGCCCGCGAGAGTGACGAGACCCTTTGCGATTCCACCCCACGAGAGCTTCGACATGTCCTTGACCGCGCTAGCCAGGATCTTGATTCCCGTGGCAAGCAGGATGAGACCTGCACCTTGTGCGATACCACCAGCGTCCGCCTTGGCGAACATGGTGAAGAGAGTCAGTGAAGCAAGGAGAGCTCCGACTCCCGTAAGGCCTCTGGCGAGGTCAGCCCAGCTGAGCCCGGATAGGCTCTGCACCGAGCTGGCTAGGATCTTGATTCCGGTGGCCAGAGCGATCATGCCGAGGCCGGCGCCGATCATGCCGGTGGGGTTCGGCATCAGCTTCATGACGCCGAGCAGACCGCCCAGAAGGACGGTAACGCCCGTCAGGCCCTTAGCGAGGCTGTTCCAGTCAAGACCGGACAGCTGCTTGACGGCCTGAGCCAGAATCAGCACAGCTCCGGCAAGCAGGATGAGCGAACCCATCACAAACGGCAGCTTGAGGAAGCCGGCGGTGCCCACGAACTTCTGGAACACGGCCAGAGACCCGATCAGCTGGCTGAACATCACCGTCATCGCAGTGGAAGCCCGGATAAGCCCCTGCGAGTCGATCTTCGACAGCGTGTTCATCGAGACCGCGAGGATGCCTACTGCAGCAGCGATCTCCAGAAGAGTCGTCGCCTTCAGCAGGTTCTGCATGGCCTTGAGGGAGTTGGTCAGGGTTTCGAACCCCTCGGAGATGGAATCGACGATATCGCCGAAACCGCCTCCGCCCCCCTTGAACTTGTCCACGAACTTCTTGATCAGAAGAACGAGGCCGGCGAACAGACCGGTGTTGAACACCGACAGGATGTCGCCGAAGTTCATATCGGAGAACATCGACTTGATCTTGTCGCCGACGGTGCTTACCGCAGCGGCCACCTTGTCGATGATCGGCCCAACATTACCGCCGAGGTTCTTCAGACCGTCGAGGAGTTTGCCCCAGCCGTCGTTGATGAAGGCCATGAGCTTGCCGAACGGGCCGAGGCTCTGAGTAACGCTGTCGACACCCTTGACGGCCTTGCCGGCGTCGAACTTCCCGAACTTGTCGAACAGCTTCCCGACCCAGTCGGCAGCCTGCTGCAGGAGTTTGATCGGAACCGCGAGTACGGTGCCGAGCGTTTGGAAGAACTTCTTCAGTCCGTCGCCCTGCTCGATGGACTTCTTGAGGTTGACGAGGAAGTCGCCGATCCTGGCGGTCAGATTGAGGAAGCCGCCGGAGCCGGAAGTGACCACGCTGAACAGATGTGCAAGAACACTGCCGACGCCCTTGATGATGTCCCAGCCGATGCCGAGAACAGCGAACACGCCGGCGAATGTCCGCTTCAGTTTGTCTGCAGTATCGCTTCCTATTTTGAGCTTCGCCATGAAGGCGGCGAAGGCCTTCGTCATGTCGGCGAGCTGCTTGCCGGTGGTGGCCGGGAAGATCTCTCGGAAGGCGTCCTTGATCGGTTTGAGCACCGACCCGAGAGCCTGAAACGCGTTGGTGAGGCCTTGGATCAGCGCATCTCGTCCACCGAGCGCCTTCCAGTCCGACAACATCTTGTTTCGGGCATTGGAAGAGTTGCTGATGACGTTGTTGACAGCGTTGCTGATGCCGGTGAAGAGGCCCTTGGCCTCCGAGAAGTCACCGAAGATCAACTGGAAGGTCTGCGACCAGCCGGAGCCGATTGCTTCCTTCGTCGTGTCCATCAGCTGGCTGAACGTCTTGACCTGAGTTGCAGCTTCCTTGGCCGTCTTGGCCTGAGCCTGGATAGCCTTGATTTCGGACTTGCTGAACCCTTCGGCCTTCAGCTGTGCGTCGCTGAGGTCGCCGGTGAACTGCTGGAGAGTCGACGTCAGGACCTTGGACGTCAACCACGACTTCTCGCCCGGCTTGGCCGTGATCGACTGCCGGAAAGACTCGCCGTTGATGGTGACGTTCTTCATCTTGCCGGAGAGCTTTACGGCTCCGTCCGACAAAGTACCCATCTTCTCAGCAGTCTGCGCCAGAGCCCTCTGGAATACAGTGCCGCCCATTCCGGCGTTGACAACCGAGTTCCAGTCCTCCAGTGAGAAAGTGCCGGAGGATATAGCCTGCGAGAGCTGGTACATGGCCGTCGACGCCTGCTCGGAGTTCGAGCCGGACAACGCTGCCAGGTTGGCGATACCCTTGATCGACGCGGCTGACGTCTTCAGGTCGACACCGGCGGCCGTGAAGGTGCCGATGTTCTTCGCCATCTCGGAGAAGTTGTAGATGGTCTGGTCGGAATAGTGGTTCAGGTCGTTCAGCGCGTTGTTGACGTCCGTGAGCGTCGCTCCAGAGGCCTGGGTGTTCGCCAGGATCGTCTGGATCGCATTCAGGTTAGTCTCGTACTCGTGAAACCCATCCAGGACGGGGTCGAGGCTGAGACCCTTGACCATCTCGATGCCGGCGCTGACGGCCTTCTGAGTGACCGTGGCCAGAGCGGTGACTCCGACGACGGACATTGCCTTGAACTTTCCGCCGATGCTCTCGACGGCCGAGCCGACCTTCTCGATCGGGCTAACGGAGTTCTGGGCGGAGGTTCCGACCTTCTCGATGTCCTTGCCGGCACCAGCGAACTGCCCGAGGGCATTGCGGGTCCGGCCACTCGCGGCGGAGACGTTGTCAAGGCCCTTGGTGGCACCCTGCATCTCAAGAGCCTTGTTGAGGCTGGTGAGCGCGGTCAGCGTCTGCTGAACAGCTCGCTGGAAATTCGCGTTGTCGAACTGCACGCGAACAATGCGCTCGTCAACCGTGCTCATGCGGAGGTCACCGCCTTCCATACCTTGTCAGCGATCGCCTTGAAGACGGGTTCTATCGCGGGATTGATGAAGTCTCGGCCCTGGACGTATCCGCCAGTCCCGGTGCCGTGGCCGTATTGCAGCATGATGACGACGGGGAATCCGTTCTCGACATCGGAGTTTGTCCAGGCGATTTCGTAGACTCCGCCGGAGCTAGAAACCTGGTAGTCCCACGAATGGGCGGCCTGCCCAGTTTCGATCGGAGTTGCCGAGGAGAGAGCCGAAACGCCCATCCGCCCACACGATTCCAGGATGCTCGAAATATCCAGGCGAGCGACCCGCTTCAGATAGTCGTCGAGCTTCTTGGAAGAGCCGGTGACGGTAAAACTGATCATTTCGGCTCTCCTCTCGTTCTACTCCAGGCCGGTGAGCTTGCGACCGACGTCGAACGTGGCGGCGTTGGCGGCGCGGACACCGTCGAAGGTCTCGAAGAAGTTCCGCAGGGCGTATGCCTCGTCGGGCGTGTAGTTGAACGGCTCCTCGGTGAGGGGGTCCGGGTTGGTGCCGTCGTTCGGGTGGTTGGACAGCCACTTGGTGACGGTCTCCACCTGCTCGAAGGCCGAGCGGAGGGAAAGAACCGCCTGAGCCGCCTTCGTATCGAGCGTGCCCTTGTTGACGTCGAAACCGAGCGTCATGCCGTCTCCTTACGCAGTTGTCTCGTAGGTGAAGTTGCCCCTGAAGGTGTCGCCGACCGCCCACGTCCAGGGCGTCAGTGAGTCGACATCTCCGCCGATTCCTCCGCCGAGAGCTCCCGCCACGAAGCACATGAGCACTCCGAACGAGACGGCGGTGGAGCCAGCGGACTTGATCCTCGCGAAACCGAGGTTGGTGGCGTTCCGGTACATGTCGGCAAGACCGAGAAGTGTTCCCGGAGCCGTGGACGTGTTCGCCGGCCATTGAGGCGGAAGGCTGAACGTCCAGTTGTCGGAAGTTCCGGCCCCAGAACCGAAGTTGACGCCGGTAGCGAACGTCACATCGAACTCGACGGAGACCAGCTTCCCGATCTTGGTGGCCTTGAACAGCATCGGAGTCGTTCCGGGCGAGGGGAGATGTGTTCCGCTGCTGGTGGACCAGACCGGTGTGTAGCTAATCCAAGGGGCTCCGCCGTCGGCCACCCTCTTCCAGTCGGACCAGCCCGACGAGACGTTCGACGTACGGGTCCAGATCTCGGGGATCTTCCCGCTGCCGGCGACGTGCTGGGTGAAGGTCTGCGTTGCGTAGCTCTTGTCCACGAGGAACATGGTCTCGACGGTCCCGGCCATGCCAGAGAAATCCCACGAACCGCCGTTGCTGGTCGTGTAGTACAGATACGACCTGCCCTGGGGGTAGGTGGACATGGCGGTCGTCTGCGAGAAATTGGCCTCGTTCAGACGGACGGCCAGCAGCATCTGGGCCCAGGCGGTCCAGCCGCCTCCGCCGACGTTGTTGTTGTACTCACGCATGTGAGCCTTCGTCGACGCGGTTCCGCCGGAGTTCTCGTAGAAGATCTGGGCGGTTCGGCCGATGCTGATGCTCTCGGTGACGACCGTTCCGAAACCGCCGTTGATCGACCATCCCGAGCCGGTCGTCAGACTCATCATCGACGTGCCGTACGGGTAGAGCGACGGATCGGCGGTCTCGCTCAGGGCGTTGCCGGCGAGGATCTGCGTCTTGTAGCCCGGGATGGAAGCCAGACCAGCCGGAGTGACTGCCCTTACGGCGTCCGTACCGGCCTGAGTCTCGGCGGCCGTCGCGAGTTCCACCGCTCCGGGTTGAGTTGTCGTAGCGTTCGAGAGGGCGCCGGCGTTGATCTGGGTTCCGTCGTATCTGGTGAGGATGAGGTTGTTCGTCGAGTCGAACGCGGCCCCAGTGACCGTTCCGTCTCGGATCGCCTCCATTGCAGCGGCGGTCATGCCGGTTACGGTGGCCATAAGACCGCCTTTCTACTCGGAACTGAGGGTGTAGGTGGTGTCGTCGATCGGAACGGCCGTCGGGGCAGTGATCTCGAATGTCTCGCTGTCGATCATTCGGATGACGTCGAACGGCGCCGTGGCGGTCCACGTTCCGTCTCCGTTGTCGATCACCACCAGCGATGTGACGGTGTCGTAAGCCGCGATCAGCTCTTCGATACTGGGAAGTCTGGCTTGGTCGTCGTCAGTGCCGTAGAGAATATCCTCGACGGTGGCCAGAACTGATGGATCGGTCGAACGCGAGTCGAGCACGACGTGAGAAGTCGGCTTGTACCCGGGCATCGAAGGGGGCGTGCAAGTGACCTTCCAGCTGAACACCTCCGGGTCGGTGTTCTCTCCGATCGTGGAGTTGGACCGGTTTGTCGGAGCAACCAGCGCGTTGTACAAGATGTGGATCTTGTAGCCGATCTTCTCGTCCATGTCGTTCCCGATCATGGTCCGATAAGAGAGTCCGAACGGCATTCGTCGCTGGTGAGTGAAGAACATGCCGGCTCGGGGCTGCGTGTTGCCGTTGCACGCCTCGAATTCGTCCGGATAGGTGAAGGCA